AACCTAAATGAATTTCCACCATTTAACATATATACACCATTGTAACCATTTCCATCATAGTTACCATAGTCTGAAATTGCCATAAGGTTTCTATTTCCTGCTGTTCTTGGGTTGTTTCCTTGTAGTAAATCTGATTTGTAAGATGTTCGTTGCCCAGAAACCGCTATATCTGTATTGTAAAGAATACTACCTTGACCACCCGCTTGTGATTTAGTAGTTAATGTTAAATTTGGTCTTCTTCCAAGTTCTGGGCTAAGTATCGGTGTAGATGACTCTACTCCCGCTTGACCAAACCAAGTTTCATCACTTTCTATATAATCATATAACATTCCAGTTTCATATGAAAACATCTGTGTGTTTGATTTAAATCTAACTTGGGAAGCTGACCCTCTTGCTAACATATAAGGATAACTAAGACCACCAATTAAATATTTAATTCTCTGTGGTCTAACTACCACTAATATCTTTTCTTGAATATTGTCTTCATCAATTCCTAATTCATTTGGTACTGAAGAATATGATAAATCTGGAATATCAAACCAAGGAGAATATAATTGACTCTCTATGTCAAATAATACATTATCATTATCTTGTGTTGTAATACCATCACCACCTAAAAATTGTGGAAATGTTGATGGATTGAGTTGAGAACTATCTTCTGTATCAACTTCAAGGTTTCTATCAAATTCTTGTATCTGTGTTACTGGTGTATCTGCTGGAGTGTTTGAATTTATATTTGGAACAAAATTATTAAAAGTACCTATTAAAGAATTTACTTGTTCTAATGTATTATCAGTTACTTCTTCTTGTTCAAGTGCTGACTTTAGTGCATTTATTTTATTGACGATATTATCTGAAAACCCATCTAATGTGTTTACTGCACTTTCTTTTTGGTTTTCTAAAATATTTTTATCTGTAGTCAAACCTTCTACTTCAGTTTGTTTGTCTGTTAAATCAGTCTGTAAGTCTGCTACTTGACTACTTAAAGTATCTCTTTCTATTGTGACATCAGAAAGATTTGTTGATAATGTTGTAATTTGTGAATCGTCTGTATCAATTGTTGTGAATATAGCAGACTTAGTTAATGATTTTGGTGATTCATTATCTTCTATCCCAGCGTTATTTTCACCAGTAACTTCAAATATGTAAACACTTTCTGGTTCAAATGCCATTGTAATGTTTCTATCCGAACCTTGATTACCAATTCGTATACTACCATCTGTAGCAGGTACTTCTCTGTTTGATATTGGTGTACCACTTGAGTCATTTTGAATTACATTTAAATTTAAACCAACACCCTCATTTCCTTCGGGTGTAATCTTGTAAATTGTTATTGTTTTTGATGTAACATTGTTCATAGGACAATTTAAAATTATTTGTGTTGGTAATCCATCGGTATTTAAGTTACCAGTTAATTCAGTAGTTGGTAGTCCCGTATTCTCTACTCCATTAATACCAAATGTTGGTGTAAGTGCTAACGCTGCTCTCAATGCCGCTACTTCACCACTTAACGCTGCATTTTTCTCTACTAAATTAGAATTTTGTGTTCCAAGTGAATCTGAACCCGATTGTAGTAATAAGTTTTCATCAGTTCTTTCACCTAACTGGTCTTGTAAATCTTCTAAACTAATACCAAGGTCATCAAGTTGAGATTGTAAATTTGATATAAACTCTGGATTGTAAAGTGGTGTACCATCTCCAAAAGCATAAACATAACTATTACCAACACTATTTTCTGGATTTTCAAAATTTGTTATTTCTCCAAATGTTGTCTGACCTAATAGTGTTCCTAAAAAAGCTTGTATTTGTTCTGAAGTTAAATTACCACCTTGGAGAAGAGATAACGCATCTCCAAACAAGTCACTTGTTTCAATTGGTGATTTTTGTTTTGAAAACTCTTCAAATTCTGTATTATATAACTTTTCAAAACTCTCTTTAGTTAAATACTCTTTTAATTCTGGATTTCTATCTACAATCTTAAAAAAAGATTTATTACCCTGGCCTTTATCACTCCAAGGTATATTTAACTTTATATTGACTTTTGAGAAGTTTCTTGTTGAAATACTTCTTCTTTTCTTTTTTCTTGCCATAATAATTTAATTAGTTTTTCTTGATTTTAAAGAAAAATCCATCATCGTGGATGTCTATAAGTCCATTTCTTTCAGTTTTTATTAATAGTCTGAAATATCTATTTGGTTGTAACCCATCGGTTCTAATATCAAAATAACTACCATTAGAATCACATGATATTTTTGTATATGATGTGTCGTATGGAACTACAAAGTCATCGGTATGAGCATCTTTTATTGCGTAATAGGAAGATGTTGGTAAATAATTTGTATCTAATGATTGTAAAGTTGTTGTATAACTTCTTGATGGATACCGTTCTCTACCAACGATTCTAAATCTTACTCTCTCACCATCAACATATTCTCTTCTTAAATTTTTAAAGTAGACTATATTATCTTCTGATGTAAGTTCTGATAAACTTCCAGTTGAGAAACTTGTGTCGTCCCATGCAAACTCTAACTTAGGTGGAAAAATAGTATTTGTATCCATTGAGAAAAATGATATTCTACCATGTTCTTCATTAGAAGACTCATCTGAATCTGCTCTCTTTATCATAAACCCATCGTTTGGTCTTGAACCACTTAACCATCCTTTTACAATATCAGTAACATCCATTCTTAAATCTGTTTGTACACCACTAAAACTTTGAGATGCGGCAGAACTTGTGTACCAAGTACCACCACCAATATTTTCATTATAAGAACCCGTTGTTGTTGAATTGAAACTCGCTGTTAGCCAAGTATCACCACTATTTGTATTTGTACTATAATTTCTATATTGCCAACTTACCCCACCAAAACTCTTAGGGTTTTGTAACTTCCTACCAACACCATTTGAAAATGATTCTGATAAAGGGTATGCGTAAATTGTATGGTCGTACGGTATTCCATATTCTTCTGCAACATTTAAGTTCAGATATGCTTTAAATCCTAAATCAATTGTACCATCTACTATAGATGATGAAATTGTAGATATATCGTATTTCTGTACAATACGAGAGTTAAACTTTTTTGGTGTTGATGCTTGTGTTACTACTTTTTCTAATTCTAACACCGGGTCAATCCCAGTGTTCATTGAAGCAGAAACTTCATATAAAGTTGCATCGTTATCTGGAAAAATATGAATAATCATTATGTTACCACCCTACCTTGGATATCTGTGTTAGGAAATTTTACTTCAAATATAGACGGGTCAAGACTTGGATAAACTATGTTATCTCTTGTTGCTTCTTTAATATTGTAAACATTACCAGAGTAATTTGAATCAGTTTCATATTTATTTACTATTTCTAAAGTTGGTATATTAGAAACTCCCTCTGTCAAAAATAAATTTCTTTGTAAATCTGCAACTAAGATTGGTTGATTTATTTGCCATTTATCAATCTCAAAAAAACTTTTTATAGTATCTATACATCTTAATAAAACTACGTTTGCATTTTCTGTTGGTATTGGTACTACATCAAAATTTACTCCGATATTAATAATAAAAGCATCTTTAATATTTATTGCATCAGTTAACATTCTATATTGTCCAATGTAATTTTTTAAATTTGTCTTTATCGCTTGGTTTACATTTATTAACTTTTTATCTCCAGTATACCCAAGAGTGTATAAATTCATTGCTAATGGATTAGCAACTCTGTTAAGTGTTTTTTCATCATTTTCTTTTTTCTGTTGAACTTCACTTTCATTTAATTGCTCGTCTTGAACAATATATGCTTTCATCACTGCCCCAAGTCTCGGTGGCATAGTATAAGTTCTAATTATAAAATCTTCTTTAGTAACAACCCTACCTTGTGCTGCAAAGTTTGCTAATGCGTTCTGTTTTATCTCATCAAGTGATTCTGCATTTCCACCACCAGTTGCTGGTTGTTCGTTATTAACAACAACAGATGCTCTTGCAGTTGCTATCTTAGTGATATCCTTTCCAAAATCATCAATAGTAGTTGAGATTGCTTTTACGGTTGTTATATCATTGGATGCTACATTTGTTTGTAATCCACCACCTACTAAATATGTAAATGTTAAAGTTGTACTACTTGGAACTTGACCATATGTTCTTGTGTACATAAAATTTGATGGGTCAACATTTGTATCAACACTATTTAATCCTTCGGGTAAAGAAGACCCAACATTATCTGGGCTTGGTATGAGAAATGCATCTGGGTCATTTGATATACCACCACCAAATTCTATATTTGTCGTGTTGTCTGGATTTATTCGTGTAGTAAATCTACGAGATGATTTCTTTAATCTTAAAATATATGGAGCAGTATCGTTATATTGTGCTAACTCAGTATCAAATTTTGCTGTATTTTCTACTTCTTCAAATACCGTTTCTTGTCCTAAAAATGGAACTTCATACCATTTGTTATTATCACTATCTACACATTTTATTATTCTAATAACATTATTATCTGGTAATTTTGATGTACCAAATTTTACAGGTGTTCCATAAGTAAATGCTTGTGTTTTTAAAGTTGCTGCCGTTGCTTGTACTTCTTTTTTTAACAAGTAAAATAATGGTTGACTTGTTCCTTCTTCAACAGAATAAACACTAACATTAGTAGTGTCTACACTACTACTAACTGAAAAATTTAAATCTTTATCTGTAATAAATGTTGCTGATGGGTTTGATGTTGAAGAAAACTCACTACCTTGATTTATTGTTAGAGCATAATCATAGTCTGGTTTTGAATTTACTCCACTACCTTTTACTGGGATAGTTTGATAAAGTTGTAGTCTTACTTTAGCAGGTGAAGTTACTTTAGGTTTATACCCAAGTGACTCTGCTATCTCATATACATTTTTTCTCTGTTTAGCATGTAATAATAAATTTTCACGAACTGCATTATCAATGTAGTAATTTAAAACATCTCCTACATATGCTGCCATTTCAATAAACATCATACCTGGGGATGCTTCGTTAAAATCGTTATAAGAATTAGGAAAATATATTCTTGCAAAATCAATAAGATTACTTCTTAGTGATGCAAAATCCTTTCCTAAATATTTTACTTCTTTACTTATAGGTTGTATATTTTCAGCCATCTACTTTCTCTCTAACTTTGATTTTCACCATTTGAGTTTACGAGACCATATGTCTCATTTACAGATATAAAGACTTCATCAAAATTTTCTAAATCATCTTTTAATGAAAACCCAATTGCTATCTTTAATATGTTTCTGTCAATATCTTCTGGTGCCTCATTAATAATTATCTCTCTAATCAAAATATATGGTAACCAGTTATCAACTGCTTCAAATATTGATGTTTCTATATCTTCTTTTAATATTTCTGGGTTGTTTGGTTCAAACAATATATTCCATAATGTAGAACCAAATCCAGGATGATTTATTCTCTCACCCTTTCTTGTTAACAATAAGTTAACTAAATTTGCTCTTGCTTGTTTTATCTGAGAATAGTTTCTTTTAAACTGACCTTGATTATCTGGTACAAAAGGTAAATCAATACCAACTGCAACATTTTTGTCAAACTTTGCTGCTACTGGTCCAGGTGTTGCTGGTGGTATATCATCTGGTTCAATAAATATATCAGGTTCTGGTTGATATTGTGCTTCGCCCGCCATTATGGTCT